ATCTGTACCATCATCATATTCATCATATGGCGTATTATTAGCCCAATCTTTTCTTGGCACGATAATTTGAATATCTGAGCCGATAATCTTTTTCATCGCAATCATATCGCGATAAACTTGATTCGTATAATTTGTAGTTTCTTCAGGAGTTTCTACGCTCGTGTCGTTGGTACTCCAAGTGACTGGACGACCTATCGTAACATAGGTATTTGCTACTGAACTTGCAAATATATCGTCGATTCTTTCTACGATTGAAACACCGAAACTTTTTAAAATTTTACTGCTCATTTCTTTTTAAATCCCAGGAATGATTTTATAGTCAACTTCTTCATAAAATGGCGAAACGACATAAATCCTACTATTTGCATTTACGCCATCAAAATTTGAATTGCATGTAATACGTTTAGTTACATCGTTAATAATACTAATTTCTTTCGTTACGATAACAGAATTTGATGAATTTGATGTGTTTGCCACATTTACTGTGATTAGATCACCAACCGCCAAAAACGAACTTAAAGCAATAGAAGTATCATAAATGGTAATGATAGCAGTATCGTTACCAACATTTGCACGCCCGAAACCAATAAATGATAAGTTGCTTTCTAATTCTAAACTTGTATCACTATTGACTTCTACGATGTATTTAGATTGCTCTCTATAAGTGTTTCCTGTGTCAATAACGATAATATCGTTTGCATTAGCTGTAGAGGTGAATGTAGTTCCAATTCCCTCTATTGTTAGTGATTCGCCGTTAGCATTTACTGTACCGATTACAGGCGCAATAATTGCGACATTAACTGTCGTTTCTTCAGCCTTAAATTCTAACTCGCTGTTGATATTATATTGCCCGAATAATATACCACCTGCAGAGTGCAATATTGCAAAAACTGCATCCTTATATTTGTTCAACGCTTCTTCAACAGCCAAAACATAAGAATATGTTTGATATTTTCTCGGACCCTCTAACCTTTTATCGGCGCTTAAGAATCCATCAGTGTTCAAATAATAACCATCATAATTAATTAAGCCATTTGCGAATTCTACATTCACTAACGCTCTGCCGTCGCCATAAGTTGTTACTCTATATGCGCCGTTTGAATATTGAGCAATATTGAACGTCACATTAGATGAGGAAACGCTATTTGCTGTTGTAAAGGTATTTTGTACGTTTAAAGTTCCTGCGTAATTGTAGATACGAAGTATTCCTTCAGCATCGTCATAATAATCAATCAATGCAGTAAAGTCGGTCGTAGCCCCTGTATTTTGCCAAATACGGTCACCAGAAACAATAATTTTATCAATGGTATCTTCTTTTTTAATATAAACGTCTTTAATCTTTAACGATACCTCTGGCTTTGAGATGTAGTCAAATCCACGTTGAACGATACGAAAATCTTGAATTTCGCCATTACCCTCAACTACTGCATTAGCGATTTCATTATTGCTGAGTATACCAGCACTCAATATTGCGCCAGAACCGCCTGATGTTTGAACGCTTACTGTCGGCGCTTGATAGTACCCTTCGCCTCTTTCTGTTACGGTAATTTCAGTAATATTACCAACACCACCCACATCAGAAACATGTGCATTGGCGCCATATCCAATTGATGTTGAACTATTAAATAAAATTAAATCGTTGATCGAATATCCTGTACCACCTGAGATAATTCGAACGTTAGCCACCTGACCTAAATCCTTCATTCTTGGGCGGTTTTCAACAAAAACTTTTACATTTTCGGTTATTGGTGCAGAGAATGTGCGGTCGACAACAAGTAAAACTGATCCATCATCTTGCGGAACAGCTTGAACTATCTTACGAAGTTCTCTTGTAGCACGACTATTCTTTTGTACAATCAAGACAAAAGAACCTTCATAATACGTTATTGGTGTTGTTGACAAATAAAGCGATCGAGTGTTTGGTCCTGCTAAAGGTGTGGTATCAACTTCAATCATACCATCTTCGTCTAACACCAAATCACTACCATAAAAAGTTTCAAATTCTATTTGAGGTGGTGTTATGTAACCAGCACCACTTTGTCTTACGTCTACTAATTTTAAAGGTGCAACTTCTACGTCAGAGAATGCAAAGGCTTGTTCAAGAGTTGTGGCGATAGTTGAAGTGCCAACATTCTCGAACAAAAAGTTTGCTGCTTGTAGTTCAGTGTCTTTTTTGAATTCAATTGTATCTGTGTTCACAGTTATTGATACTGCATTATCAGTATCGACTGCACGAACATAGATATTCGCACCATGACCGTTTGTTGGCGTTAAGGTTGTGACATAGGTATTAGTGAATGTTCTATATCCTAAACCAGCGTCAATTAAATCAATAGTTTCAATACCACCGCTCGTTACATTTTTGACAAAGGCTTCCGCTTTAATTGCATCAGGAGCATCAGACAAACCGCCATAAAAAACTACTGGGTCGCCAGGGTATGTGATGGCATTTGTATCGGGATCAATTTCTAAACCGCGATATTTTGAGCCGCGACGATTAGGATTGATTCTTAAATTAGAAATTGATCCAATGATCTTTTGACGAATACGTTGTGCAACATTGTTTGCGTCAACATAATCGATAATTGCGTATTCGCCCGCATTAAATGGGCGATCTAAATTTGAAATAAACATTTCAAGGATCTGACGACCCGAATCGCGATCTATTGTTTTATATGCATTTTCAATAATACAAAAGTTGTTTGAAGTTTCTCCATACAACTTTCTCTTAATTAAAAGATTTGTATCTAAACCATACAACTCATCAGACGCTGTAATGCGGATTGCTTGCGGTAATGTCCACTTACCGTGAGACGTTTTTAGAATGTCTTCTTTCGGATAATATATTTCGACATCTTTATTATACAAAACGCGAAACAAGAATTTATATGCAGCTATACCGCCTTTTGTGCTATACAAATCTTGTATTTGTTTTACGAGTTTTTCGCGGTTTAAATTCGATGTTGTACCTGTACCTGTTGTACCTGTGCCCGTTCCGCCATTAGGATCTTGTTGATCTTCTGGCGGAATATACTTTAAATAATTTTTTAAGAATTGATCGTTAAATTGAGAAAGTGAACTGTCGATTTTATCAATATCGATAGCGTCTCTTAATGCTTTATTATAGAATATCACACCACCTTCATCAGAATCTTCCAACCATTCATAATATGCTTTTAGAAAAGCAACAAATTTTGGATGATCTTCTGCGACGAAAGATGGTACTTGAGTATCAATTAAATTGGATATATTTTCAAATAGTTTAGTCATTATTTGGATATTGGTGTTAATCTGACGGAGATACTTTCAGGGTCGTCATAATTCAACGTTAAAATCTTATTCTGATTTGATTCAAAAACTGTATTTTCTGGTTTTGCGTGAATGCTTAATTGCTTAAAGTCGTTGAGAACATCTAATATTGCCAATTCACTGATCGTAACTTTACCTGTTGTATAATCAATTGTACCAATACTTTCGTTTACGAAAACCTTTATTTGATTATCGTCAAAATAGTACATTCTCAAATTACCAGTTTTGCCCTGAATGACAACTTTTGCAGAAGCACCTCTAGCCTCTGAACCACCACCAGAAATTCTAGCGACTGCAGTTGTATATTCTGAGCCTCGTTTGATGACATTAATTGATCTAATTCTACCATTTACGACAACTGGTTGTGCAGTCGCGCCAGTGCCGTCGCCGATAATTTCAACAGTTGGAGTTTCAGTGTACCCAGTACCTGGATCTAAAATTTCAACTGTATCAATTCCTGAATATGAGAATGGTACTTCTTCAATAAAGCAAGTACGAATCACATTGCTTGTATCGGCAATTTCAAATCCTGGAGAAGAATATAAACGATTTTCTGTTGTTCCACGAGCAAGTGGAATACCAAAATCTAAAGTATATGAACGTCTATTATTCAAGAAAGGTTTAAATTTCTTTTGTATAAAGATATTGAGTTCATTACTCAAGATAGCAGGATCTGAGTCGTCAATCTTTCTTGTTAAACGAGATGCTCTAAATGTTGAATTGAACTTATTCAATTCTTGATTTACAAAGGTTGTAATCGCAACTTTTATCGCACTTTCAATCTGAGGAGGTGTTTTGTTTGTTCTCAATGGATCATAAGTTGCACGAACACCAAAGTTCAAATAGTTATAATCTGCATCGATAAATTCTGGCGTAACAGTCAAGATACTGATTGGTTTGAGAATTTCTTCTTTAAGGAAATTCTTTTCCACTTCTGTGATTTCAAATCCATCTCTTGGTTTGGCGGAAATGAATACTCTACCATATTGTGGTGGTACCAATTCTTCGCCGCCCCAAACTGTTACTGAATCGAAATATGGATACTTTTTATTAATTAATGCGATGTAGTCGTTTTTAGTTACTGCACGATTTTGTGACAAATATGCTTTAGGTGCGCTAAAACGAATACTGTCAATTGTTTCAATATCAGCACCAGCTGAAGCACTTTGGGCTGTTGTGACAGAAACGTTACTGAAACCGTCTAAACTATCAATTAGTGAAAACGTATTTGCTTTATTAGATAAAGGACCATCGGTAATCAAATAACTAATTACAACAAGATTACCATCCTCTAGTTTTTTACCGAGAACGTTATCGCCGAAGTATATTTGATATTTCCCATTATCAACTTCATCAACATAGTATACTGGGCTAGTTGCTTCAACAACGGAAGCATCTTCTGCCAACACAAACTTTTCTGTTTGTAGATTTGTTGCAGACTTTTGAATGGTAACTTCGATCGTTGATGTATCAATTCCTGTATCAGGAAGTTTAAATTTTTGTTGTGGATTTGTTAAGTCATCTACCACAAAAGTATAGATGAGTGGAACACCTTGTTTGATTACGGCATTTGGTAAAGTAAACTTACCATTGGTTTTTTCTAAAGTTTTATCTTCGAGTAAAACGAATGTGAAATTTGTTCCATTTATATTTTCGCTTCTGAAGCGTGTGAAGCGAGGAATCAAAAGCAAATTTTGATTGCTTTCGCCAACGCCAGGAGTGACCTCAACATTAACTCGAGCAATTGGCGCTACTCTTGATCTTGGCATATATCCTAAAAGT